GCACACAAGCATTCATTCTGACACATGCCTTAGACGCAACTAACAATCTTTACAAAATGGCGCAGCGTTATTATGAAAACACACCAAACCTCATCAAACCTGAAGTCACTACTTCGAACGCAAAAGAACTTATCTTTGGTAGACTAGATAGTGGTTATAAATTAGGTACTGCCGAAAACCAATCTGTTGGCCGTTCTGCAACTATACAGCTATTGCACGGCTCTGAGGTCGCGTTTTGGAATCATGCCAGCGAACACGCGAAAGGTATCTTTCAAGCAGTCCCAAATGCATCTGGCACAGAAATTGTGCTTGAGTCCACAGCGAATGGCGTCGGTAATTTTTTTCATCAACAATGGCAAAAGGCTGAGGCTGGTGAATCAGAGTATATTGCCATATTTGTCCCTTGGTTTTGGCAAGATGAGTACCAATCTGAAGTACCCATAGGATTTGCGCCTACAGTTGACGAAGAAGATTTGATGCGTCAATATAGACTGACATTGAATCAAATTGCTTGGCGCAGGAACAAGATTGCAGAATTTAGCGTTAATGGAACCGATGGCGTTAAATCGTTTATGCAAGAATATCCTTGTATTTCTGCTGAAGCATTCCAGCTAACTGGTGAAGATAGTTATGTCCCTAATGAGCTTGTGTTGCGTGCTCGCAAAACAGAGCAAATCGACGATTATGGGCATCTTGTTGTCGGTGTTGACCCTGCTCGCTTTGGCTCTGATAGATCAGCAATTATCAGAAGGAAGGGAAGAAAGGCGTTTGGTTTACAGACTTATGTCAAAAAAGATACTATGGAAATCGTTGGAATCGTCAACAATATCATTGTTACAGAGCAACCCGCCAAAGTTTTCGTAGACATTGGTGGCTTGGGCGCTGGAATTGTTGATAGACTAAAGGAATTAGGGCATGGACAAGTTGTCATCGGGGTTAATGCTGGCTCAACACCGCTTGATGGTCGTAAATACAGTAATAAACGGTCTGAAATGTGGGGTGAGCTTAAATCCTGGCTTGAAGATGAGCCTTGTCAAATACCTGACTCTGATGAACTCCATTCTGACATTTGCGGAACACGTTACAAAATTGATAGCAATTCAAGATTAGTCATGGAAAAAAAAGAAGAAATGAAAAAACGTGGCATACGTTCTAGTGACTGTGCTGATGCTTTATGCCTAACATTTGCTTTGCCAATAACACAGATAACAAATAGTAGCAAAACAAGCCAAACTGCTGGTAAGATTATGGGTAAACAGAGAACATTGCTCAATGCTAAGGGACAGCTCTATGGTAACAGTAGCTAAAAGTGCATCTGACAAGCTTGCACGCATAAAAGAAGATGTCTCAACATCTTATAAGTATTTTCAAGATAACTATAAACGCTTTCATGAGTTTCGCAAATATATTTTCAAAGAATCAATTACTGAGCAACAAAAAGCAGCTATGATGCAATTGCATCGGCCTGTTCTCGAATTTAATATTTTAGAAGCTTACATATCACGTCTTCTCGGTGAGTTTGCGCAGCAAGAGCCAAGTATCTGCGTGACTCCTGCGGAAGGCGTCCCTATTTCCTATGAGGTTTTGAACATCGTCGAAGGCCACATCAGGCATATCTTGCATCAAGCTGATAAAGATTCATTCAGTTATGAGATTTACAAAGACCTTCTTTCTGGCGGATATTCAGTTGCTAAAGTTTGGACTGACTATTCAAGCCCGATGAGCTTCAATCAACAAATTTATCTTTCACGCGTTTTTGACCCAACATTATGCGGCTTTGACCCAGCAGCACGTGCGTCTCATAAAGGTGATGGTCAATATTGTTTTGAAGTATTTCCGATGGATGTTAAAGACTTCGAGCGTGATTATCCTGATGTAGAACTCAAAGGCATTAATTATGAGCGCGACTTTGAGGGCTTTAACTGGTCGTACAAAGACGCAATGGGTAAAAAACTTATTCTTGTTGTTGATTACTTTGAGAAGAAAAAGAAAAGAACACGCATTGTAAGACTTGCTGATGGCCGTGTTATGACCGTTAAAGATTATGAGCGTATGCAGGCCTATTGGGAAGAAATGAACTTTATTGAGCAGCTTCCTATTGTAGTCGGAAAACCTCGTTGGACAGAGCTTGAAACGGTGTGTCGCTATCGTCTTATTGAAAACCAGGTTCTTGAATACGAAGAAACTGATTATACTTATTTACCTTACGTCTTTGTCGATGGAAACTCTATTAATCTCACACAAGGCACATCAAATACAACATACCAAATGACTCGTCCGTATGTTTATCATGCGAAGGGCATTCAGGATTTGAAAAACTTTGCGGGCATTTCACTAGCAAACTATCTTGAGAATCAAATACAATCTAAGTTTATCGTCATGAAGGAAGCCATTCCTCAAGAAGACGATTACATAGAGGCATTAACAGACATTCAGAAAGCCAATACAATTGTGGTGAATGCGTTTTATGAAAATGACCCTAATAAAGCAATACCGCAGCCTATTCGTGAGGTGGTCAATGCTGGCGCACCGCCTGAAATTATGGGCGCATTCCAAGTCACAGACCCAACCACACAGACTATTCTTGGCTCTTATGCTTCTAATCTCGGTCGAGATGACACAAGATTGTCTGGGAAAGCTGTTATTGAGACAGCCGCCCAAGGAAACTCTGCCGCAATGCCTTATATTGTCGGTTACTTACAAGGTCTAACGCAAATTGGAAATATTATTGTAGACCTGATGCCTAAGTATTTGGTTGGTAAGCGCACCATCCCTGTCATTGATAGTAATGGTGAGCAGTCTTATCAAGAAATCAATATGGAAGGCAAGCCAGTACTTGACTACAAAGATAGAGCAATCAAAGTCAATATTGATGCTGGTGTTAACTTCCAAGTGCAGAAAAACAAAGCTCTAGAGCAAATTGTAGCGTTAATGCAGGCGAGCCCTCAGTTTGGGCAATTTATGAATAGCCCGCAAGGCTTGAAGATTCTAGTGTCTAACTTGACTATTTACGGCGCAGATAGATTACAAGAGTCTATTGAGCCGTACATACAAGAGCAAGCACAGCAACAGCAGCAAGCTATGGAAATGCAGCAACAAGCAATGATGCAAAATCCACAAATGATTCGTGCTCAAGCTGAAATGATTAAAGCGCAATCTGATGTACAGCAAACACAAATTGAAAATCAGTTTGAATTGGCGCGTTTAGCTACAGAAAAAGAGTTAGCTGACGCAAAAATACTTGAAGCAGAAGCAAAAGTATCGCAAGCTCAAATTGACAGTGCTGTGCGTTTAGAAGAATCTCAAACAAGTCTTGAAGTACATGCACTCGAATCAGCGGCTAAACTTGCTGAAGTACAACAACGTGCGCAGGCCCATGGTTTAAAAATGAATAAAGAACTAAAAGATTTAATGCGAGGAGCGGAACGAAATGAAGAAATATAGAATCACTGAACACCATATTACACAACCAGGTGGCATTGAAAAAATGAAACGTGATGGTTATACCCGCAGCGAGATTATGCAAACCATGTACAAAGTTACAAGTGGCGCATCGACTGACGAAAGAACAAAAATTGTTTCTGAATTATTTAAGAAAGATTAATGAAGACGCTTCTCAAAGATGAAACCGGCAGTGATATCGTGTTGCCACGTGTAACTGATGTTCAACCTGTCGCTAACTGGTGGATATGGAAACCAAATGGCGTGTTCGAAAGGGCAATTGCGCTAGTCATATTCGATTATTTTGAACCTGAAATGGAAGTTATTGAGCAATCTACAGCTTTGATTAGTGTGTCTGATTTAGGACTTGGCTCTATGGTTGAAATTTTAAGCGAAGAGCGTAATTATATATATTCTGAAACCTATCCTGGTAGCTAATCATGGCAGAAAAAAAAGACAAGAAGTGGATTCAAAAAGCTATATCTAAGCCTGGTGCTTTGCGAAAGACTTTAAAAGTTAAAGAAGGCAAAAAGATACCAGCATCTAAACTTGAAGCTGCTGCAAAAAAACCTGGCGTTACTGGTAAAAGAGCAAGACTTGCAATCACTTTAAAAGGATTAAAAAAATGAAAAAGAAAGCCCCTGCAAAATCAGCAAAACATATGGACGTAGCACAAGACAAGAAACTAATTGCCAAGATGATTAAAAAGTCTGAAAAGAAAGATGTTAAAGAAGATAAGGCTATGATGAAAAAAATGATGAAGGGGAAATGCAAATGAAGCAAGTTAAAAAAGAAATGAAAAAAGGCATGCTTGTGAAGGGCAAAGCTGCTGCTACCCCTAAAGGGATGTCCCATAATGTTAAAGTCATGGAAAAGGCTGGCTATTCCAAAAAAAGAGCAATTGGTGCAAGTTATGGTGAAGTTGGCATGGAAAAAAAAGCTCGTAAAGATGAATCTAAAGCCATGAAAGCTAAAGGTAAAAAATCATGCCGCTAAAGCCTGGAAAAAGTAAAAAGGTCATTTCCGAAAATATTTCTGAAATGGTTAAATCTGGTTATCCACAAAAGCAAGCGATTGCGGCCAGTCTATCAAAAGCGGGCAAATCAAAAAAGAAAAAGAAATAGCATCTGCTGTTCGTGATTTTAGGATTGCGAATAGCCGATGTTTCACGTGAAACATTGTTGTGAAACCATGGACAAGAATTTAATTGAACTTTTAGAACAATGCGAAGACCTGACGTATCTTAATACATTTGCGCCATATCTTCGTGAAACAGAGTACCGTATTTTGTTATTATTATGCGGTCACACTAGACATGGCAAAGTTTCTATATTTGAGATTACAAAAAAACTAGAAGAATACTGGCAGATTTACGGCAATGAAAATCATGTGAAAAATATTCCATACCTAATTAGGCAGGCATTGAACAATATACAACGAGCAAAATTGTTTTTGGTTTCACGTGAAACATTCGCAAATGCTTGACACAAATTGTATCTGTAGTAAATAATTAGGGTATTACGTCCCCAAACGGCATCCTGGGCGCAACCTTACAGCGATATTGTATTGAATCACGGTGACACCGACAGAAAGTCAAACGAGGGTTTTAAATGGAAGAAGTAGAGAATATTGTTGATACTGAAATCACTAATCCTGAAGTAAAAGAGCAAGAAACTGCTCCTGAAGACGATTTGCAAACACCTGTGTTCAATAGAATACAAGTTGCCGATGTCGTTAAGCGGGAAAAACAAAAGGCTTTTGAAAAAGGGAG